ACGATGTCAGAGACTTCTGGGTCATCAAGCATCTGAGCCGCAGAGCCCTTGAGATCGATCGGTTCTCTAGGATTCTCCGTGTACTGATGCGTCAGGAGCGAGTCCGTGATGAGAGTCTCACGATCCTCCGGCTTCATGTTCTCAGGAGTCGCGGCAGTTATTCCGAGGTCTGCGATGAAAGTGTTACGGACCGGCTCCGGAGGAGTTGCGACGGCGACATCACCTGAGTCCGGGACTTCCTCCCATTCGGATTCAGCCGGGACTTCTTCCCAGCCTTCAGACGGATTGGGCATTCTTCTTCCTCCGATAAGTCTTTCCGTTCTCTGTGATGTACTCGTAGTTCGGATCTCTCTTCGGAGGAGTTAAATCGACATCCGCTTTCTTGGTGGGCTGGCTCTTTCTCCCGGTCTGCACAAAGATGATGTGACCACCCTGCATCTGCACGATGTCGTGAGGCATATCTTCATCCTTCACGCTCGCGAGAGCCGGGTGAGTTCTCCGGAGATACGGAAACACAACTTTCGTTTCCATGAGAGAGTCCATCTCAGCCGCGGTCTCGGGCTTCTCAGTCTTCACTGCTGTGATGAAATCATTCATCAATTGATGCTTCGTCACTGGGTCGTTCTTCGCGAACTTCTGGACGTAATCATCAACGCCTCTGAGTCCGACCTGGAACGTCTGGCGCTCCTTGGGAGGTAAAGTCATTAGACCAGTCACAGCTCCCCAATCCTTCCTCGATATCTTGCCGTCCGCAGTAGCCTTCATTATCTCGAGATGCTTCTCATTCTCAGATTTCGTCATATCAACGGCTAAAAGACGGAGACTTGAAAGCGTGTCAGAATCCGTCGCAAGGTCTCCCGCTACGATCTGGGGGTTGGAATTGGCACGTTGCACTTCAGCTAAGAACTCTTTGGAACCTACTTCCGCGATCTTCTGAGGAGCGCCGGTCCATCCTGTCTTGATACCATCGGCAAAAACTTGCCTCTGGGACGTTGAGATCCTCTGTTGCCTATCGAGGTTCTCTTTGATCTTCTCAACTTCAATATCAGACTGAAGGTCTTTCAAGTGAATATCCGTCACACCAGCTTCTCGGGCTTGCTCAACCACAGCTTTCGCTTCCTCGGAGTTCGCGGACTTGCTCATAACGATCTTTGCGATCTCTGATTTCGCCGCGTCATACGCGAACTTTTCAAAGCTCTGTTTAGCTTCCTCTGGAGTCTCACCAAGCTTCTCAGAAAACGGAGTGTGAATCTCACGACCTTGCTCGATCTTCTCCTGATAATTCAGAACAGGACTGTTTGCCGTGTTGACGAGGCTCGCTTGCCCGTCGGCTTTTGTTGCTTTCTTGACTTCGCCGTGAACTCGTTCAAGCAAAGAATTGAGTTGCCGATCCATCGGAAGCATCGTGATGTTCTGATAGCGCATTGCATTGTCGGCGCTGAGAGCGGAGAGAGTCTTCCCAGATATTTCATTCCAGGCGTCCTGCCCACGCTTAAAATCATCAGCGGCGAGATATCCTTCGTTCAGAAGAAATCCTTTCTTCCTTTTCTTCGTGACCTCTACACCCGTAATATCTGTATACTTGTAATCTTCTTCGGTCTCGTCATTTCCTCTCTTGAACCACTCATCCTGGTTCAGTTTTGCGGTGGTCACAGTAGCGGTCTGCTCAGCAAGCTTGTTCTGTTTTTCGATGTGGCTAGCGATGACCGCTCCAACCGATTGAATTGATTTCCCGACCTCGGCATTCGCCGCGGCAACCTGACCGCCGAACGCCGCCTCGGGAGGCGCGGAGAACCTTGGTTCCGGGATCCCGGGTTGTCTTGTCTCTACTGATCTTTCAATCTCCGGGACTCTCATTTGGCACTCATATCTGACCACTGCTTCGCCACCTGACCAGCGGTGTTGATGAGCGTGGCACGTTTCTGGATCTTCCCGGCTCTCCTGGCGTTCTGCCCGGCGAACGTGTTGAGCTTCGCCTGATTGTTGAAATCCCAAGCCTTGTACTTCGCGTCTTCCTTCGCTTCCCAGCTCTGAGCGTCAGCGTTAAACCGAATCGCCATCTTATCTAAGGTAGCCTTATCGTACGTGTCCTGCACGAGATCGATCGCGGTCGCTGAAGCTCCGATCTTGTTCGCTCCAATCGCAGCCTTCTGCGAGCCTTCAACTTGCATCGCTTTCTGAGACAACGTCTTCGCCTCATTAGCGCCCTGGTTCTGTGCGACAGTGTCCCGCGCTTCCCCGGCTTTGATCGCGGCTTCCGCAGCTTGTCTGTTCTGTTCCGCGACGTAATCGTAATATTGCTGTTGTGATTTCCCGGCTTGATCCGCTGCGTTTGCTTGCTCGATCCCACCCCAGGCCGTAAGTCCTAGCGCTATAATTGGGCTACACATATGTTCTCCTTAAAGTAAAAGTGATGGAAGAGTTCCTGCTCAACCCCAAAGGGTTGCGCAGGTTCAATTACAGCTCCGCATTTCTCAAGCCAGCGCACGGACTTCTCATTCTTTGCAGACACGTAATTGTGGAGGGTAGGAAAGTACTCGTGAAACGTAGCAATGACCTTTTTGGTTATTGCGACAATCTCTTTCCGAGTCTTATAAAGTCCATCCGTCCCAAGCATCCAGATCGCGCCTGTTCCGTCAGAGTTCTTCACGACTCCGAACATAGAGACAGGCTCCTCGAGCACGCACGCGGTGAGACAGATCTCTGACTTGTTGAATCCATCGCAAAGAGCGAAGTACGGGAGAATGTGATGACTCGCCCATATCTCATCTTTGTCCGATTCACGCATCTTCGGGAATATGTCGAGAACGTCCTTAAAAGTTGAGCGACGAATGTTGATGTATTTCATCATCCACCAACCGAAATGCTCGGAACAACAGCAGCCACGGAGAACGGCAACGGATCAGCTTGCCGGAGACAGATCATCCCGCCATTGTCCTTGAACCCGCCGTTCAGATGTTGAGTGAGAGTCCCGGTGTAGAGATCCGCCGCGACGTCGTAGTATTCCGGGAACGCGTTCACGATGTCGAAGAGATTGTCGAAGTCCGGCCCGATCATCCCGCCCTTGGACTCTAGGAGCATCACACGAGCCGAAGGCACATGGATCTTCTTGCCCTGGATAGTCCCGGAGCTTGCCTGGAGTTCTACGTTCAGAGTCGCGAGATCAGATAGGTAAGGAATGCCGACGATCACTTTGGAGTACGCGGCGTCGAGCGTTATCTGTCCTCCGGTTACATACACCGGGTTGTAATAATTATGAAGCACGTTCCCGTCCGCGAGCACCGCGACCGCCATGCCCTCAAGATGCTCTAGCCCGGTGATCACGCTTGCCGGGGCTCCGTCATAAATGATCCCGCAGTCCACGAAGAACTGATCCTCGGGATCCGTGGAAGACATCCGGTTATCGAGATACTCCATGTACCGGACACCGTTCCTAAGAGTCTCGAACCACACCTCTTTGTAGCCATCACCCTGGATCGAGCACATTGACTCGACCGATGCCGCGATATCGGTAGCCGTCCACTTCGCAGCGTCCGTCACAAAGAGCGCCGACGCGGTATGACCTGTCCCGCACTTATAAGTCTCACCCTCATATGTTACCCAGTTCCCGGCAACATACGTTGTTCCGGTGACCCACTCAGGAGCCCCAGAGTTGTTCGTGTCGTGACGAGTCCACGCTACGACCTCTTGCTCGCGCATATAAGTGAGTGACAAGAACTTCCCGTCATCCTGGCAACACCACACCAGAGAGTCAGGCTCAGACTGATAAGCCATGTCCGTCACTTCTTTGTTCTTGAAAAGATGCGATGAGAATACCGAGAGATTCGCGCCGACCATCGCATCATCATTCAAAGAATACCCGGTGTCTCTTACGATCGCGCCCGATGCCTGGACATAAAGGCAACGGTTCCCGATCACCACGGGCATCACTCCATTCGATCCATACTCTTCGTTCGGCTCGTTCTCAACGGTCTTCGCGGAGAGTGCAGATCCCGAGGACGAGCGGATCGTGAAATCTCCAGAGGTGGTGAACGCCACCAATGTCTTCAAAGGAACGAGCCCGTTCACAGAGTTCAATTTTCGAGAAGGAAGATTAACGCTAATACCATCAGAATCCGTGAGCGGATCCTTGCGCCTGTAGCTGTAATAATTCCCGGTCTCAGTCATCCACACGGCGTAAGGCTCCGTAGTCGTCCCGGCGAATGTCAAGCGATCCTGGTTGAACGTGACAGCTGAAGGCCAACCCCTATAATCAGACCAAGCGCCCTCCGCCCAGTCTGCGATCGACGCCGGGTTTGCGATAGCGACCCACTTGTTCGCCGCGAGATCGGTAGAAAACGTCCCAGATGTATGAGCGATGAGGCACTTGTAATAAAGCCCTGAATTCTCTCTGTAATCGTTCACAGCGTACGCCGTGGAAGTCACCCATGCGATCGGAGTACCCTGCCCAAGATCGCGCTCCACGAGAGCCGTGACGCTCGTGGCAGACGAGTATGCGGTGATCCGAGCAACACCCGTCTGCCAGAACGAGTCTGAGGTAAGGTCAGCGTTACAAGTCCCGGACGTGTAAGCCGACATATTAAGCCGGACTAGGTAAGGATCCCCGTCATTCGCGTCATCGCCATAGGTGTTCGGGTTATGATCCGCGGCAGAGGTGAAGCGCCTGACCATCGTCCAGGTCACTCCTCCGTCGGTTGATTTCTCAACGTCAAGATTTCCAGTCCAAGTCCCGTGCGTGATGATGCGCCATGTCCCGCCGCACTTGATGGATGCCGTAAGCCCGGCCGCGGAGTACGCCTTAGTCACCGCTTGCCCCGGGATGTAATCCCTGAACTTCCAGAGGCTCCCGACATGAGTCGATGCAAACATCACCAGGGGAGATGCCACCCACTTCCCAGCAGCGAGATCGGTTGCGAACGTACCGGACGCGTGAGCGACCTTACACTCATACACGGTCGTTGTCTCTGTAACCTTAGTCCCGAGTGGATAGAACTTCCCGGTCACCCACGGCTTCGCCGAAGCGGTGAGAGTGATTGACCCGGTCGTCGCGGACTTCGTGATGAGAATGTTCTCATCAGAATTATCGAGCATGAACGGCCCGTCCGTGAACTGATAATCAGAGACGCGCCAATCAAGATCTCCGAACCTCTGGAGCATCTTCGGTCTTACGGAAGGATGCACCATGAACAGAGTATCCGCGGACTGAGCGTATTGAACGCTCGGGAGATTCGCCTCGGAGTACGGAGAGATCACTTCGTAGATAGATTGCAGGATCCATTTCCCAGCGGCCAAGTCAGTACTGAATGTGCCTGACGTATGCGATACGAGGCAATAATAAATCGCATGAGAAGTTGGATGCTCCACATAATTCCCGGCAACATACGCGGTCGAGGTCGCCCAGTCCGCGGTGTCACCCACCGCTTTCACGATCTGCGCTCTGTTCTTCCCAAAGCGGAAGTACGCATCCCCTGCCTCGATCACGTATCTCTGGGAGCTGCTGAACTCGAATGGAAGAGCGCGGGCTTTCTTGTCGGCGTGCTTAGTCTTAAAGCCGAAGTGAGTGCCTGGGCGGTTGTGCGCCACGCCAGACGGTGCGACGGTGAAGTTCCTGAGAGTGCGAGCACCAGTTGCAAACTTCGCAATGTCTACACGTTGATGCAACTCCGGGCTGAATTCTCCTCCGGAAAAGCTCCATTTGCCGGAATCAAAAGGCATATACTTCTCCACTCTTTATGGTAGAATAGATTTCAATATCAACCAAGGAGGCTATATGGGAAGACCGCTCGGTAGCAAAAACAAAAAGTCTAGTAGAGTAATGCTTCAATGTGTTTGTGGAAAAAGTTTTGAAGTGTCGAACTATCGAAAGAAAAAGGCTGGATTCTGTTCGTATCCATGCTATTGGAAAAGTTTGATCGGAAAAGAAACGTGGGCAAAGGGAAGAAAGATGTCTCCAGATTTTTGCAAAAAAATCAGCGACTCTCAGAAAGGACTCACTGGGGAAAAGGCTAGAAGTTGGAAGGGTGGAAGGACTACCCAAGGAGACGGATACATTATGCTTTATGATTCTAGCAATCAAAACAGATATGTTTTGGAACATCGCATTCTCATGGAGAAGCATCTTAAGCGAAAACTTTTTCCACATGAAATTGTTCATCACAGGAATGGAGTTAAAACAGACAATAGGATTTCTAACCTTAAGGTTTTTAAGAGCCGCGCAGATCATGCAAGGTTTCATAAACTCAACCCCTTGATTCCAACAGAGTAGTCGCCCCGCTCACCTTTACATTTTGTTCATACGAGTCAAGCCTGAGCGCTTCCCCGGCCTTCTGCTGAAACGCTTGCATCATGTTGAGCGCGGCCTTCTGGTCGCTCACGAGTTCCATGCACACGTTCGACGCAAGCACGAACGACACAGCCACGACCATGTTCGGGTCCATGAGGTTCGTGTCCTGAACGTCATAGGAATATTCGTTGATCGCTTCCTCGGTGTTCGAGAGGATGATCTTTGCGTTCGAAGCCGGGTGAAAGATCGTCTTGTAATCCTCGCCCTTCTTCTTATCGATGGTTCCTTCGTTGTAGATCTTCCACACTCTAAGAGCCTTGGAAGGATACTGATAAGCATAAAGCCAGTCAGACGTAGGATGAACGTATCCGGATATGAGAGCAAGTGGAGCGATGACAAGGGAGCACGATACCGGAGCCAGAGACAATGCTTCCCGGCGAGACACGTCCCATGCGTCTCTGAGAGCATTCGCCGCTGGAGAGTTTTCGGTAGGGCTTGTGACTTTCTTAACGCCAATATGAGACAGCGCCAAGTTCCAAACTGAGACGAGCGGAGCGCCCATAGTTCACCTTTAGGTATGGGCGGGGGTAGCAACTCACCCCGCCCGTTGATCGATCTTAGCTTGCTTGGCTCGTGGCAATACCATCCTGAACTGAACAATTTCCACCGACGACAAACCAGCTCGTTCCATCGGAGATGACTTTCACATAATCTCCGATCACAGCTTTTGCATCCACAAACGTGATCGTGTCAGCGGCTGCCGCGCACGAAACAGATCCAGCGGCGTCCTCAGACGAACCAACGCATCCCTGGATCAAATTCGCAGAAGACGTTGTCACAACGGTGTACGAAGCGGTCTCTGGAGCGTCAGCTACAACGAACGTATACCGAAGCCCGGCGGCAGGAGCCGGGAGCGTCGAGACAAATTCCGTCGCGTGATTCAGGAAGAAAGTCTTTCCGGATTCAGCGGCATTGATGACGTTCGTTGCAGCGACTACTTCCACGTTCGCGGAGTTGTCCGCGGCCATGTTCACTTCAGCGTCCGTCGCGGTGATCGCGGCGAGAGCAGATACTCCGACCAACTTCTTTGAGTTAACGCCGTCATGATCGTGACCACTCGTGGTATTAAACACGTAATTCAAAAGCTCTGTACGATCCGAACCGTCCCAATTGTAGGCAAACGCAACGCCACAGATGAGAAGACCGATCGCCAGAAACGCTACTAATTTCTTCATGGCTATTCTCCTTTCAAAGAGAAAATGGTGGGGAAGTTGCCCTCCCCACCTAGATCGGTTACTTATCCTGACCCTGATCGGAGCTGAGGGTGATGAACGCATCGATGGAACCAGCGGACATATCCTCGGTCGCGACAGTGTAATACGCCCGGAGATACTGCAACGCGCCCGGGGGGATCACGATATCAACCGGAACTTTCCCGGCAACGATGTCAGCCTGAGCAAGCGCCGCGGTCGTGAACAGCACCGTCTTCGAGTTGAAAGCTTCATACGCCGAAGTTTCCAAAGCGATGGCGAGTGTTCCCGTGCCGTTACCCGAGGTGATGCTCACAGGCACAGAGCAACGAAAACGAGCGTTGCCCGGGAGCGGAGATCCAGCTGCGAGCTGGTTGATCACTGAAGTACTGGCGCGGGTATTCGTTACCGCAACGCCGTCGTCCAACAAGTTCAATGCATCAAGCTTCATGGTATTTCTCCTTTTCTTGGCTTTGCCGGGAGGTTCACTCCCGGCTATGCCGTGGTTAATTAAGCAACGATCCGGGTCTCAGCGGAAGTGATCGCATCGCAGCGACGGATCGGAATGCCCTGGAAGTGCAAGCCAGGACGCCGGGTGATCCCGTTCGGAGCGACCATGTCTTCGGTCGTGAGGTACACGTTCGACTTGTTCATCATCTTCACGCGGAGCATCCCACGAACTGTCTTGTTGCAATAAAACGACAGCTTGATGTTCTGCCCATCCGGGATGAGCTCAAGAGCGCGAGCCATGAGCTTCAAGAGATTCGCGGACGTGTCGGACGCATCGCCAGCCGTGAGGAGGGCGACCATATCGATGTTCGCGATACGAACCACGAACCGATAATCACGAACCACGAGCCCAGCTTTCTGCTGGAAGTGCGTACGAAGAGCCTGGAACATCCCGCCGTCGGACTCAACAACGGTCACTTCGCCGAGATCTTTCATCGAAAGACCAGCGTTGGAACCCTTGGGATACACGCCGAACACGGTGTTCTGACTCCAGCCGACGAGAAAGATCGAGCTGAGGTTCGTGCTGCCACCCGCGTCAAGAATTTGCTCCGACGTGGTGTTGCCGGAAAGATCGGCATAACGAGGCGCGAGCCCGGTGAAACGCTCCGGGGTGAGAGTGGAATCGCCGTACAGGAACGTGGACGCAAGCGACTGACCGATACCTTCGATGATCGGAGCTTCTTCGGACATTCTCCAAGCAGCGGAGTTTCCGTTGATGTCCGCGATCAGTTTATCGACCTGGGCATAGTTCTCGAGCACGCCCGTTGCTTCCGTGATCTGCCGGGTTCCGCTCTTCACAGCCTGGACACCTTTGTTCGCCAAGCGCCACGTAGGAACAGGGATGCTTCCGCGGATCGTGGTCTTGTGACCCTCTTCCATGTTCCCTTCAAAAAAAGGAACATCGTCGAGCATTTCGTTCGTTTGATTCATGATCTCCGCGACCTTCGCGATATTGCCGTTCGGATCGAGGCGACGCGCTACGTCTAAGAGCGTCGGAAAATTGACAGCTAAAGTTCCCATGTTTGAATCTCCTTTTATGCGTTAGGCATCGACGGATACATCTTCTTCGCGTCGAACCCTTCGCCTTTTTGTGAACCACCTTCGATGATTGCTGATTCGGAAATGCGCTTACCCACCTTCACCAGATCCTTGATGAAATGCGGATTTGATCCGATGTGATGCTTATCGAAAAAATCCCGCGTCTCTTTGGAGAAGAACGTGTCCCGTGCTTTCGCCGCGAATGACAACTCTTCCTGTGCTTTGCCTCCGAGCTCAGTCATGAGCTCTTTCTCCCAGGCTTCATCTTGAGCGACTTGGTCGGATTCGATCTGTTCCCGAGCCTTCGTGACCGCTTGTTCGATCCCTTTGAGATGCAATGCCGCGAGTTTGTTCGCGCCTTCGAGAGATACTTTCTCGCCCTTCAGAAGAGGTTCAAGCTCACCCATGAGTTCTGAGTTGATCTCTGCGCCCTCCGGAAGCTCAAGCTCGTATTTCTCCGGGACTTCCTTCACTTCTGGTGTTGCTTCTTCTTTCTCGGCTTCGGGATCCCCGGCCTTCTCCAAGATCGATTTCTTGGGAGCGGCCTCGGCTGCCTTGGCTTTCGCTGCGTCCTGCGCCTTTTTAATTGCTTCAGGCACGGGCTTTGTTACTGCCGCGCTTTTAGGCGCGGTTGCTTCGGCGGGTGTATCGTTTGGAGTTTCAACAACCGCTTCTGTTTCTACAATTTCATCTGGCATTTTGATCATCTCCTATTGCGATTTGCTCCGATACGGAAATCGTCTGGGAGCATCCGCGTTTGTTTTTTAAAAACTCTTCGACCGTCTGGTTGTGCTTGCTTATGTTGCAAAAACCGCAAGCGACTCCGAGGTTATCGAAGTTGTTGCCACCACCTCGCGATATTGGCGTTTTGTGCTCAAGGTGCGATTTTCTAAACTCAATAGGCTTTTCGCATAAATAGCAAGTAAGCCGTCCAAACAATTTAATATTAGATTCATAGACAAGCTGAATAATTGCCCTGGTTAAGTCTTTCGACTTAGAGCGTCTGTTTTGATTTCTAGATCTTATCCACTGCTTTCCTTTTTCAGACTGAGCCCAAGCTTTATGAGATGAATGCATTAAAGATTTGTTTTTCATCCGATATTCTTTTTGATACATCTTTAAACGCTCAGAGTTTTCGTCTCTCCAAAGTTTAAGACGGTTTGTTTTTTTCTGATATTCCTTCTGACGCTTAATACGAGCTTTTTTATTACGGAGATAATATTCTCGCTGAGTTCTCTTAGCCCGTTCATGATTTTTGTAGTACCAGCTATTTTTCAATCTTTTTTTCCTTTTCCTTCATAAGCTCAGAAAGCGCTTCATTCTGCATCCTTGCAAACGCATTACGATCCACTTCGTTCACTCGTGCGAGGAGGCTGAGCCCTCTGTCCCTTTGACCTTCAGCAAATGCCGTCTGAGACGCATTAGCTGAAAACGAACCACGAAATATCCCGGCATCGCTAAGCTCACCCCAGATAAACCGTCGACCGCCTGGTGTGCTAAGGATCTGCCTAAGATCGTTTTGTTTTCGCGTCTCGAGCCTTTCACGTTCGGCCTCGATTCTTTTGTTCTCGATCTCAGACTCTGTGTCCATTACGCTCTCGCGGCGACCTTAGCGGTTACAACAGCCGTGTCATTCGCATCAGAGCCAGTGGCCGTGACCTTCACCCGGTAGTACGGAGCGCATAGCGCTGAGTTCACCCAGAAGTAATAAGCACCGTCAGCAGTCAATGTCTCAGTCGTTTGAAGCGTCGCGCCACCAGCCACATCGAAGAACGAAGCGGCATAGAACGTCGTCCCGTCAAAAGACATCTCGAGAGTGACCGCGGCAGAAATCCCGCCTGTCTCTGTCTCGTCATACGTCACGAGAAACGCGAGATTGCTTGCTCCAGTGGCGACCCGGACAACGTCTGAGGTGAGCGAAGTAGGATCCGCATCGATCACGGTCGTCCCGGAGATGATGGTCGTGACCGGGATCACGTCCGCGAACACCGGACTGATGCAGATAAGAAGCGCGAAGATGAGAGCTAGGAACTTTTTCATGAGTGAGTCTCCGTTATTGGTTTTGACCTAAGAGTGCATCGAGTGCCGAGTCGGCTCCCATCGGAGCGGTAGCCATATCCTTCACAGCACCTCCGGCATCGGCTCCGGCTTTCGCCATTGCCATTGCCTGTTCGGCTTGCTGCGCCTGAGCTTGTTGCTCTGCCCTTGCGTCACGCTTCGCTTGGATCTGCTCGGGAGTCGATAGCGTCTTTGCCGGGATCGCCAGAGCGTCCAGGTATTCTTTCCCGGTCTCGTCAAGGTTCAAGATATCGATCACGTTAGGGTCAAGAGTCGCAAGCTGACCGACGAACGCAACGCCAGACTGTAACGCGGTTGTCCCGATCATGCGCTGCGCCTGGGCCAACACCGACACGTACTGGACATGGAGAGGAGCTCCCGCGATCTCTTCAGGGATCTGGAGATCAGAGAACAGCCCGGCACGCGTCATGATCTCATACGTGCGACTGATGAGCGGTGTTAACAGTTCATTCTCAAGTTGTTCAAGAACAGGCCCGAGGATCTGGAGTTTCTCTGCCTGGCGTTCACGCACTTCCTCAGCAGTCATCTTCCCGGCATTGATCTGGTTCAGCATCAGGAACAGATCAGCGTAGAACGTCTCTGAGATATCCTGCTTCAGTCCGGTGATGTCTTCTCGTAAAGCGTTGAAGTCCGGGTTGATCTGGTACACGGGTCTGGCTCCTGCATTCGGAACCATGGAGCTGGAGCGGGATACGCCACCAGGGAGCGTGTTGAGATTCCCGACGTTCCCATCCACTTGCGTCGGCGGCTTCATCACGGTCTCGATCCCGAGCGCACGCATCTTCAGCCCATGAAAGAATTGCCGGACATCGCCAAGAGCGACCCATCCAGGGCCAGTGCCGTAAACGTGTGCGGTCGTGGTCGTTGACCACCGGGGCGCGAGGATCGGAAACTCCTCGTGCCCTCCAGTCTTCAGGAACTTGCCTTCGTTCTTCGTCCCGGCTTCCCAGTACACTTCGCGGAACGCCATGTTATCGAAATCTTTGATGCCTTCGATGCGGTCATCGTTCTCTTCGATCAGGTGACAAACCTTGAACCAAGCATCGATGTCATGACGATTGTACGCAGCCTTTACGTTGTCCGACACGCGCTCGATCCCGAAGTCCTCGACCATCTGTCCCGCGGTCATCCAGAACTCCCGGGCGAACGCGTTCACAACCCCAGCCGAGTTCTGTCCGAGGTAATATTCCCCGATCGTGAACACCCGGCACCGGATCACCTGCTTGAAGTCCGGGACAAGAAACGATGCCGCAGTGCCGAACACCGCGACCTCTTCGTACACCGTGTGCAGAGCGCCGTACACGTTCGACTTGGCAAACACAGCGAGCATTCGCTTCTGAACTTCATCGAGCCACATACGAACGCTTGGGATATTCGACAAGTCCCTCGACTCAAGCTCCAAACGAAACCATGGCCGTGAGGGACTCGTCAGCCCGGATACCATCCCGGAGGCAAGCGTCCTTGCACATCGCCCGGGGTGGCCAGACAACTGTTTCTGATAATTGAACCCCGTCACCCGGTCTGGCTGATCGCCTGTGAATGAGCCGCGATGAGGGGCGTGAAAATCTCTGAGGTCTGTCCACTGCTTCGTGTATTGATCGCCGCCCTTCTTCAACTGCGTGAAGCGTTTCTCGAAAGGAATTCGCTTCTCAGGCTTTTCGGAAGCGCGAATAGCGCGTTGCGCTTTTTCCATGATGTTCATAATCCCCACCCCTTGCGCGACAAAGCACTCAGGCGGAGATCACTCTTTGGGAAGAAGTGGGGGATCATGAATTACAAGCCCATCTTGGTTTTTCCACCAGCGGACGCCGGAGCGAAATCAGAACCACCGCCAGTCGTCCCCCCCGCTTTGATAGTCGAAAGAACGCCCTGGCGTAGATTGCCGACACGCTTACGACGCTGGTCAGCGGTCTCGACGGGATTTAGATCCGCGCTCACAGGCACAGGTGCCGGGGCAGGTGCTGGTTGCGGTGCTGGCATTGAAACCTTTTTTTGAGATCCTCCGAAGAAACAAATAGGTCACCTCGCTTTGTGTTTAGTCTTGTGACATTTTTTGCAAAGAGTAATTCCGTTATTGATGTCCCAGAATGCGGCAACTTCACGCGCTTCTTGGATTGTTTTGACTGGATACTTCTTGAGGATGGATGCGAATGATTCTTTGTGATGAGCGTTTAAACCACGACCAGTATGACCGCATTCCTGGCACGCCCATTCGTCGCGGGTGTAAACGTCGGAGCGCCATTGCCTATACTCAAATGACTTCCTGATTGATTCCTGAATCTTTGAAACGCCACCACGCCAATTGGGATTATCTTTCCCAACTTTCTTTCCAAGGCGAGCTAATCTCATTTGCTCGACCTGAGCCTCAGGATGCTTCACGCCCTTATTCCACGCGTGCATTAATCCTTTAGTTCCCTTGTTCCACGTATGTCCAAGAGAAAGTCCGGATAAATTAAGGCGCGACTTTTGTTGCGGAGATAATTTGATTCCCTTGCACCAGGTTTGCCCAAGCAAGAGACCGGAATGATTTTGTTTAGCCTTCTCACTATCGGACATTTTTCGTCCCTTGTTCCAAGGAACCATTCCAGGGGCGAAACGAGTGGATGTGGCAGCATTAGTTTCCATACCTCTATTGTGCCACATGATTTTTGGAAACTCAGATATCGGGGACGAATTCCTTCTGAGAAAACTCAAGACCGGAGGAACTTCGGTTGATGGAGTAGGGATCCCAGTTCTTTATCATACGCTGGGTCTGCTGTTCTTGGAACTCGCGCTGAATTTTTGGAAGGACTGGAGCTGCAAAGCTTAGAGCTAAAGCATCAGCGCCACCTGGGCTCGATAGACCACGGCGCTTCATATCCTCTTTTGACTCAAGACATATTTTCCCAGCATTCTTTCCAGTAGCCACAACGTAAGCCTCTGGCCCGACGAGCTCTGACTGAAGAAGCGGATCATTAGGAATCACTCCACCGTTCTTAAGCCACTGCTTCATCTGGTTCCACATATCGGCGCGAAGATTTACAAAGCCAGTGTCCCTCGACGCACCTCCGAACGGTATCAGCACCCAGTTCCTGTTCATCTGTTTCCCTGCTGAGTACACGCCTGTCCCATATCCAAGATCGATGAACACCGCGTCCGCTTTCGTCTCGTCCTCAAATCTTGCAATGAGTCCGGCGAGCTTAAAGTCATCATCGTTTTTCTGCATCCGTGATTTGATCCAGAACATATTACCTTGGCGTAATCCGATCACGGTCTCATCACCGCCCGTCCACGCCGGGTCAACCGTCAAGATCTTAGGTGCGAACTCAAACTCGCTCGACTTGATCTTTCGATTCCTTGATTCCTCGACATACGAGTTCGGGATGAACTGCATCTCTGAAGAGTTGGGGAACACACCACGGACGCGGACACGAACGAAGTCCGAGTCCTCACCAAGATCGTCGATCCATTTCTGGATCTGTTCTTTGTTCGTGATCGATACAGACCTTGAATCGATCTGGTGATGCTTCCACCTGTGCCGCATCCCGTTGAAGCAAGCGTGGAATCTGCCAGAGCCTCTCGTCGGGTTTCCAAAAACAAACCACATGATCTCCGTGTCTTTATCGGTCAGGGCTCCCTCGGTGACTTCCCAGATCTTATCCACGATCGCCGACGCTTCGTCAAAGATAACAATAATGCGCTTGCCTTTGTTGTGCATCCCAGCGAAGGCTTCAGTCTTGTGCTCGCTCCACGCCACCATATCAAAACGCCATGTGAGTTGATGCGCGGCCTCGACGGAGTAAAGAGCCGTCGCTGTCAGCTCAAATAAATCCTTAGCGTAAAACATATGATACCACTTGGAAAGTTCTGACCAGGTTTTGGTCTTTAACTGATTTTCCGTGTTGGCCGTAACGATGCCCTTCGTATCGACCATTGTAGACATCGACCAAAGGATCAGCCACGCGACAAGGGTGGACTTCCCAATTCCATGGCCTGAGGAAACCGCGACCTGGATTGCTTCGTTTGGAGTGAGAAGTCCATCGCGAACAAGTGTAAGGATTTTTGTCTGCCATTCTTCCGGGCCGGAGAAATCAGCAAGTTGTCCACGACCCCAGGGGAACATGGTGAGAACGAAAAGAAGAGGATCCTTCGCCGCCTCCGCGAGAGCGGAAGCGATCTCACGCTTGAGCAGCAATTTGTCGCTTGGCATTAGCCCTCTGATCCAGAAGCTCTTTTAGAATCGCAGAAATGTTTCCGTCTTCGTCATCGAACTTCGTAGGCATCGCTTTAAGTTCAAACTGCGAAAGGAGATCGAGGAAAAGCTTGAACTCTTTTGTGGTGACCGCGGCGTTCAGGAGCTCAGACAATTTGGCACGGATAAGCTCTGGGTTTTTATCAGCAAGCTCAAATAGAGCATCCTTGAGAGGAGTATTGTAATTCTTTGAGCCTTTTGGACGCCCCGGCCCGGGAGCAGGAGCCGGGTTAGACATTGTTTTTCTTTGTTTGTTTATTCATACCCCTATTGTGCCACATCTTCTTCTTGTCCCGGAAGAATATGATGCACGAGAGCAATGCGAGCTTCCCTTATCGCCCGGGTGTCGCTCTCATCATCGCCTTTGCACAACCGCTCGTGGAGGTATACCGGAACCCTGATGCATGGAAATCCTTGATTCTGAAAAGCTCTCAGCAGATCGTGCTGGATGCACCTAAAAGCAAATGTTGAGAACTTGCATTTTTTTTTGAACGCATTGGATTTCTTGCTATATGAAACAGAGGCTTCAAAGAGGGATATGGATCCGAGGGCGAGATAATCTAACTCATCCATTGCGAATGAGTTCTCGAGGATTTTTCTGTTTACTGAAAGATACTTCTTCACCAAGCCAAAATTACTTACAGCCATTCTCCAGTGGTATTTTTGATTTCTTGGCATGATCACGAATCCTCAGTTGGTGGAGTTGGACAGACGGTTCATACGATATGCTGTCATCCACTTCGCCCCTGTGGACTCGCTGCTTCGCAGAGGGCAAGGCTCCTCCAAGCCGTTTAAGCGCCCTCTGCTTTCTTCGCTCTGCCGCTTTAAACCTCGCGGCTCTGTTCTCAGGGAGCATATGAGTGCCGGAAATATATCTCAGCATCCGAGCGCACTTCCCCATATGCTCCAGTTCTTTCTGAGTCCAGACCTTGACTGGTTCAGGTTTCTTGAAGGGCCACACGCTACACCTCAAGCTTATTATAAATCTTATCAAGATTCATAACAGCCCTCTCGAGCCTAAATGATTGGCTTTTCAAGAACTCAACAAAAACTGACTGAGACGGAGATACCGGGCCTCCAGCTTCCTTGGCATTCTCCGGGGTTAGGCACATCATAGGAGCAAGCTTTGACTCGACTCTTTCGATGCTCTTGATCAGATTATCCACAAGAGATGCGAGCCTATCCGCTTGCTGTTCAATCGGTGATTTGTCTTTCGCGACACAACAATCTTGTCCTTGCATCAGAGTCTCCTTTGCGGTTAACGTTGGCATTATTGGGCGACCAGAATACTGAACCATCAGAATCCGTTCCTCGAGATCTCATTTCCTTCGTGGTTTGCGCGTTCGGTAATAGTCTCCGATGCAAACGCAACACCACAGCACACACACAACAGCACTAGCACAACCATTAGCGTTTTCATTTTGATTCTCCTTTGATGTTAAATCCGGGATCTGATTCCAAACCCCGGACAGTCCAGTTATCATACCCGCCATGCACGAGCCGGACTTTTCTCGTTGCACAAATCTTCGCTCCAAGCTTCTCCGCTTCCACGCTGAAGTCCCAATCCTCCGGCCAGAATTTCGGAGTCAGCAGCCCTTGGCTGTTGACCACAACCTTATCTTGATATCGGAACCAGAGTTTTTCAACCCAATTCTTTGTGATGTCCACCATCATGAGGCCGGTGTTCACGACGAGTCCTTGGAATGAGATTGTCTCCGGGAGCTTCGCGAGCTCTTTCATGGTGAATCGCTTCACGTCCCAGCCTCCGCAATGGATCCCGGTCGATGTGATTCCGTTCTCGCCTTTGATGGGAGCCACCACGGACAAGATGTCCGCCTTCTGTTCAGCCATCTCCTCGATCATCTTGCCTATAAAATCCCCTTGAGGAGCAATGTCCGCGTGCATCATGAGAAATTTGGTAAAACCTTTCTCACGATTATTCAAAGCGGTACACCACAAATGATTAAAAGCAAGAGGAGCCGCTGATATGTTCGCGGTCATCAGCACTCCTCTCCCGGCCAGTAACTGCGTTGCTGAAGCCACGGCTGCTGCATCTGCATTACCACCATAGGTCGGCAATCCCATCAAGATCATAAAAGCTCCTTTAGGTAATTAATCGCCAGTTGAAGAACCACTGAGCTGTCCTTAAAAAAACCAAGACCACTATTGCAAGTTCGGCAAAGAACTCCTCTGACCTTCCCAGTGGTATGGTTATGATCAATATGAGGAGGACTTTCCTTTGAGAATTCAGAAGAGCATATCTGGCATTTATGATATGCCTTCTCGATCAGAGCTTGAGCATCCTCCTTACTAATTCCATAGCGAAATCTGAAATGATGTCGCATGGTTCGCTCATTGATCTTTTTCTTATTTTTTAGATGATATTGTCTTTGATATTCTTTTCGACTTTTCATATTCCATTATCCTTTCACCGATCCATTGGACGCACTGAACGACTTGGCCGTTACCGCAACATTTAAGTCTGTCCATCCATCCGGTAGGCCCATCATCCACTCGACAAACGTAGGGATGACTATAATTCTGTAGGATGGTTTCCGCTCCCGTCCTTTCAATTTGAACTTTATTCCAATGAGAAGCGCGGTCAAGCTGGAGACATTCTCCCAAGTCTCTGCTTTTCTTAAAAATGCTTTGTTCCCCTCGCACTCCATAGCCGCGGGGGTAGGCAACAATCCAAACTCTGTCACGTCTATGAGGCGATCCAAAGATGGCTGACGAAAAGCATTCCCATTCTGCATCATACCCGATTGAGGCCAAGTCTCCGAGAACGATTCCAAGCCCTCGAGAAAGGAGCATTGCGACGTTTTCCACAAAAACGAACTTGGGTCGAATTTCGCAAATGAGCCTGAAATACTCTTTCCACAGGCCGCTACGAGATTCTGCAACAATGCCTCTACCCTGTCCCGCAGACGAGATGTCCTGACAAGGGAATCCGCCCGACAACATATCAACATCCCCGCATCGTTCTCTAATTTCTTTTCCGTTCGCATTTCTTATATCCCTCCATTTTGGAACATTGGGCCATCTCAGGCTCAATATCTTTTGACAATATTCATCAATTTCGCACTGCCCGACAATTTCCATCCCGGCAAGAGTAAGCCCATAATCTCCAAGCCCCCCCCCAGAGTAAAGACTAAACACCTTCATAAGTCACTTTGATCTTGAGTTTCTTCGCAAGCGCGATCTCTTTCTTCGTGCCCTCGGAACTCTCCCAGCCCTTTAGCACATAGATCTCATCACAACGCTTGAGAGCCTCCTGGTTATTCTCAAAATAATCTTCGTACTCATAATCACCACCCACGAGCCCGCACACGAAGTCCAGACACGGCACGATCACCGCATACCCGGCTCTCCGGAGCAGATCCGCAGCCACGATCATCTTGTTCATGTTCTTAACATACCCTACTGCATCCGCATTCAGTTTCCCCGCCACATATACTAAACGCATTTCGCCACCTCCTTGATGTATCTGTGAAACACTTCCCTCGTTGCCCGTACGTCCGCGAGCGCGTCATGGGCCACCAGAGGGATTCCAAGGTGCGCGCACACGGTTGTTAATTTCATGTCCTTGAGAGGAAGATTCCTTGCGATCTTGAAGAGCGCGGTCGCAGTGATCACATCGATCAGATGATAATCGATGTAAGAATATAAGAACCCGTTCCCGCACCGGATGAAGAACTCCCTCAAGAAATCATAATCGAACTTCGTGTTCTGACCGACGAGATAGAACTTGTCTGCCTTATTAAATTTGTCCACGAATCCGTCCAAGATATCTACAAGTTCCTGATAGACGAGAAGCGGATCCCGGAAGGTTGCGATCTCTGCCATGGTCCTGAGGTTCACGTCCAGAGCCTTCTGATCGACTCTCTGTCCTTTAAACGGCCTGACCAGGAAGTTGAACTCTTTTTTTACGACCCCGTCGATCTCTACTATCCCGGCTATCTGGATCACTGCATTCTCCTTCGCATCCAATCCGGTTGTTTCTGTGTCCAAAAACAGCAATTTCATATCTTCTCCCTGGTAGATTTTCCGCGATAACCGTCGCGTCCGGAAACACTTTGATCACCATCATTGCCACTCTGACCGTCTCCTCCGCTTCCGGGTGTTCTGCCACCCAGGCGTCAAATTCCTCAGACACCCGCTCAAACCTTGCCCTGATCTCGTCCGTCATTTTGTCCTGGTTAGCCACAACCCAAGCGTAAGCGTTCACATATTTTTTAATCATATTCGACTCCAACCAAAAACCCCAAAAGTGAGAAAGTGAGAAAGTGAGTCAATTTTCCCATCCTTCCCCACACACCACTCCCACCCCCCTCTTCCTCCTCTATATTTACATTATATATATAAAAGGAGAATATACTCACTTTTATCACTTTTTGTTCTAACTCCTTTGTTTTCAATAACTTACAAAGTGAGGAAGTGACTTTCAAAACCACACTTAAATCACACTTTTTCACTCCATTTTTAAGTGAGGAAGTGAGGAAGTGACTTTTCATGAGTTCTGCCACCCCTCTTGAGGATTCGTCATATCCTTATCCTTTAATCTCACGAAAACGAAGTGCGGATACCCGTCTTCGATCCTCTCCTCAAACTGGTAATGCCCCTTCACCTCGCGATAAAACCTTCGGTTCGAGTACGGCTTATAGTTCGAGTCCTTGCAGTACGCCTTATAGGAGTCATAAAGATCCTTCTTCTTCACGCGGTCATTCTCGAAGCAGTCTTTGTAGTCGCAGCAGTCCTCGACGAACGAGAGGGCGCTGTCCGACTCGATCTTGAGCGCGGCGACGATCTCCTTCTGTTTCTCGGTTGTTCCGAAGTGCTTCCTTTCGATCAGCCGCTTGAGCCCAACGATCATCCAGTTTAGGATCCCTGGAAGCTCGTTTTTAGCCAGGAAATCCTTCAGATCCACGTCCCTGTTCGTCTCGTCATACTGTTTCTCGAACTCAACGATGAGCAAGCGCCGGGAGACGCCGTCAGACTTGTCCTCGAGATAGGGGCGGTCATTCATGGTTATGATATGCTTGGCGTATGGGTTGAACTGGAACCGCGGTCTATACTTGTCGTCCGAGAGCATCTTCTCTCCTGAGATCGCGACCTTGAAGTCCTCAGACCAGCTGACGGCCTTGGAGCTCGACTCTGTGGAGAGGTTCACCATTTTTCCGAAGAGCTGCCCGGCGGCCTTTGGGTCTGAGAAGCGCTGGAGCCCCATAGACGCGACAAAATCATCCCCAAACATCGCGTTAAGGACGTGGGTGATGATACCCTTGCCATTAGCCCCACGCCCGCACAGGATAAGCGCCTTCTCGTACTTCGTCGCACGGATGAGGCAATACCCCATAAATTCCTGAATGAGGCTTATATCGTCGTTTTGGAGGTTTTCAGACATCACCCTCTCGAACACCGGACACTGGGCATTCGGATCGTAGGAGACTGGCATCACGGAGAGGAAATAGTCGGTGGGGAGCGCGGGCCGTAGCGCCGAGCGTCCAACGTCAAATACTCCATTGGACAGGTTCACGATGTTGTTTCCTTCGACGTGCTTGAAGACCTCGATCCTGCGGTAGGTGGCGTTCTTCAGGAGATCGAGGGCCTCGTTCTTCACTCGGGTCGTGTAATGCTTCGGACTCACCATCTCGATCGCCCGGCACACTTCCCGCTCCTCGATCATCTTATAATGAGCTCCGTCACCGCTCCTGCACCAGAGATAGAACCGTTCCTCGGAATAGATCAATTTCTCCGACTCCAGGATCGTGTTCGCGACGTGCCGAACGTACGACTTTGACTTCCCGAACGCCTTCTCGACTTTCTTTTCCTTCTTCTCGTCAATGGGCGCTAAAGCGATCGCCCCTTTCACATCATCAAGCCCCTTCGCCTCCGTCATACACTCGCCTCCTTGAATTGCAACACTGTGAAAAGTACGTTATGCCGCTCACACTCGAACTTGAACGCGGAGAGCGCGAGCGTCGCCATTTCATTGGTCCAGACGTCGTTGTCCGGGATGTATCTTAGTTCTTTGACGATCAGCTCAGGAAAGAGCTGACCGCCACTGCGATAGTTCCACACTCCAGGTATCCCCGCGGCGGGGTATCCCTCCTGGTGGAGCCGTAGAGCCTTCTTCTCGCCTTCAGTGACAAAGAGCACATCCGTTTTATAGGATGGGGTCTTATACAGCCTCACCTTTGATCCAGGGGCCTGGTAATACTTCGCCTTCCCGCAGATCGGATACGAGCCTGTCGTCGGCACGTAATCCTTTATGGGGAAGATCCGGTACCTTACAAAGTCTGTCCCGGGGTAAGGGATCGCCATGAGAGAGTTGGTTGACTCCCGAAATTTGGGAGTCAATATCCTGCTCGCATCCATCACC